TTGCTGTTTTATGATTTTGAGGTTTTCAAATATGATTGGCTGGTTGTGGTGATGGATATGACCGCAAAGAAAACCCATGTAATAATCAATTCCCCGGAAGAACTGGAAGCCTTATATAAGGCAAATATAAAAGAAATTTGGGCTGGTTTTAACAGCCGCCACTACGATCAGTACATTTTGAAAGCTATCCTTTGCGGGTTTGACCCTAAAAAGGTGAATGACTACATAATCACAAAGGGAAATCCCGGTTGGAAGTTTAGCAGCTTATTCCGGCAGTTCCCCCTTTGGAATTATGATGTGATGCTGAATACCGATGTAGGTTTGAAATCCTTTGAGGGGTTCATGGGAAATGACATAAAGGAAACTTCCGTTCCCTTCAATATTGACCGCAAACTTACGCCGGAAGAAATTGCCGAAACGGTGAAATACTGCAAGCACGATGTTGAACAGACGGTTCAAGTTTTCTTGAAACGAACGGAAGAATTTAATACCATGATGTATTTCATTAAGCATTTCGGGCTTAGTATGGACTATATTTCCAAAACCAAAGCGCAGCTTGCAGCGGAGATTTTGGGCGGCAATCGTAAGGGCGCAGATTTTGACGATGAATTCCAGTTCCCTATTCTTGATTGCTTGCACCTGAACAAATATAAGCATATTGCGGAGTGGTACGCAAACCCTGAAAACCACGATTACAGCAAGAAGCAGGATAAACAGATTGTAGCAGGGGTTGAACATACCTTTGCATGGGGCGGCGGTCACGGGGCAAGGGCAAAATATTCCGCTGATGGGGTATTCCTTATCATTGATGTTACCGCCTACTATCCTTCATTACAGAAGAAATATCACTTTGGGTATCGTGTGATGAACCACCCTGAAAACTTCGAGTTTATCCACGATTCCAATATTGCCTACAAGCAGAAGGGTGATAAGAAAGCAAGACAGCCCTTCAAAATTATGGATAATGCAATCAGCGGACAAATGAAACAAAAATCTTCCGCTTTGTATGACCCAATGAGCAACAACAGCATTTGTATCAATGGACAGCTTTTATTGCTGGATTTGGTTGAACACATTGAACCGTATTGTGAACTTATACAGAATAACACGGACGGTATCATTGTAAAGCTGAAAGACTATGAACATGATTTTGATGTGCTGGACGATGTTGTTTATGAATGGGAACAGCGAACAGGAATGAAAATGGATTTTGATACCTATATCGGAACAATCTATCAGAAGGATGTGAATAATTACCTTCTGATTGACCGAAAGACGGGGGCAGTCAAGGCAAAGGGCGGCTATGTTATGAAGCTGAATGATTTAAGCTATGACTTACCAATCATCAACAAAGCCTTGGTTGATTATATGATTCATGGAATTCCAGTGCGCCGAACTATCATGGAATGTCAGGACTTGCGGGAATTTCAGCTTGTTTCCCGTATTAGCAGCAAATACACACACATTCTTTACGGTGATAAGCCTATCAAGGAAAAGTGTATCAGGGTGTTTGCTTCCAACAATCCCGCTGATCCGGGTGTGAAGAAAGTCCATGCGGTAAGAAAAACCACCGCAAAGCTGACAAATTCCCCGGAACATTGCTTCATTTTCAATGACGATGTGAAGGGTGTTCCCGTTCCTGATAAGCTGGATCGTCAATGGTACATTGATTTTGCAAATAAAAGATTATCAGATTTCGGGGTGGCGTGATGGACGATTTACATATTACTTACAACCACGGGAACGGTGAAATGCTTATTCATTTAGATTACTTCTTCCCGTGTTCACAGGTTCGCTTCAATAAGCTGCTGAAAATCATTGAACTTGATTGGCAGCATGAAGCGGAATTGAAAGAGAATTTGAAAGTTCACTTTCAAAAAAGAATTGCCGATTTGACAGCGTTGTGGAAGGAAAACAGCAAACTTTACTATGACAACAAGGAAAAGGCGGCAAGCACCAAAGCAATCATTGACAGCCGGAAGCACCCGAACGGGTTGCCACTTTCAAAGGATGAATTGAAAGAAGCACGGGCTGATTTCAGAGCCTACACAGCAGATTATAAACAGGCACTTTCGGATGCAAAGAGCAATAAACGGTTCAAAGAACGGTTTGAAAAATATTTAGAATCTATGTAAAGGCGGTGAGTTGAATTGTTCTTCAAAGGTTATGTTGAAACCAAAAACAAGAAGTGCATAGAGAAATTCAAAGGAAGAACAGACTTCAAGACCTTTGAACAGGTTCAGTCATTGCCGGAATACGCTGGAATTTTGGCAGCGGAAACAATTCTGATTGATGTGGATGATTTTGAAGCGTCCGAAATACTGTTCAAGGTTGTAAAAGAATATGCGTTGACCTGTCGAGTGTACCGCACAAGCAGGGGCAAGCATTTTCTGTTCAAGAACAGCGGAGTACCAACCAACAAGACAGGCTGCAAACTGGCAATAGGTTTGACCGCTGATATTAAAATCGGTACAAGAAATTCCTATGAAGTTCTGAAATATGACAATCAGAACAGGGAAATTCTTTATGATACCGCTGAAAATGAGGAAGCCCAGCAGCTTCCCCGTTGGTTGTTCCCGGTAAAATCCAAAATGGAGTTTTTGAACATGGAAACCGGGGATGGTAGAAATCAGGGGCTTTTCAATTACATTCTTACGCTGCAAAGTAATGATTTCAGCGTGGAAGAAGCACGGGAAACAATCAGGATCATCAACAAGTTTGTTCTGAAAGTTCCGCTTTCCGATGATGAAATTGAAACCGTCCTTCGGGATGATGCGTTCAAGAAGCCTGTTTTCTTCATGGGTTCGACTTTCCTTTTTGATAAGTTTGCAACCTTTTTGAAGAACAACAACCATATTATCAAAATTAACAATCAGCTACATATCTACAAGAACGGTATTTATATTTCCGGGCTGGCAGAGATTGAAGCGGAAATGATACAGCATATTCCGGGGCTGAACAGGGCGAAAAGAACGGAAGTCCTTGCTTACCTTGATATTCTGATCCGTGAGAATTCCAAAGCGGAAGATGCAAACCTGATTGCATTTGAAAATGGGCTTTACAATATCGTGGATGATTCCTTTGTGGAGTTTACCCCGGAACACATTATCACAAACAAAATCAGGTGGAAATATAACCCGGAAGCCTATTCCGAACTTGCGGACAAGACCTTGAACAAGATTGCTTGCAATGATCCGCAAATCAGGGCGTTACTTGAAGAAGCAATCGGGTATTGTTTCTATCGCAGGAATGAACTTGGAAAAGCCTTCATTTTGACGGGTGACAAATCCAACGGTAAAAGCACCTTCCTTTCAATGGTTCAGTGCCTTTTGGGGGATGAAAATATCAGTTCCCTTGACCTGAAAGAATTGGGCGATAGGTTCAAGACCGCTGAAATGTTCGGTAAATTGGCAAATATCGGTGATGATATTGGTGATGAATTCATAGCGAACCCGGCAATTTTCAAAAAGCTGGTTACAGGTGAAAGAGTTTCAGCCGAACGCAAGGGGCAGAACCCGTTTGAATTCAACAACTATTCAAAGCTGCTTTTTTCCGCAAATAACATTCCCCGTATTAAAGATAAGACGGGTGCGGTGCAGCGGCGTTTGACAATCATTCCGTTTGATGCAAGGTTTTCCGCTGATGATCCTGATTTCAACCCGTATATCAAGCACCTGTTGAAAACTGATAAAGTCATGGAATACCTGATAAATTTGGGTATTGCTGGATTGAAGCGGGTTCTTCTAAACCGTAAATTTACGGGTTCGACTAAAGTTCAAAAAGCGATGGACGAATACGAGGAAAACAACAATCCTATCATTGGGTTCTTCCGGGAATGTGAAGATGAAGAATTCCAAATTGAAAACGAACCAACTAATGTTGTTTATAAGCGTTATCAGGAATATTGCCTTGCGAACAGCTTACAGGCTATGAGTAACATTGAATTTTCAAAGCAGGTCAACCGTATTTTGAATATGCGTGTCGAAAACAAATGGCTGAACGGTAAAAAACACCGTATTTTCATTAAAAATGAGTAAAGGAAGGTGTGCATTTTGAATGAACAGAGAGAGAGAGAACAGAAAGTAAAGACTGGATAGGCAATCAAAACAGTATTTACACCACCTTGGGGGCTTCCAATCATACCGATAAGGAACGGCAGCAGCATGATTATTATGCAACCGAACCGAAAGCAATGGAACTTCTGCTTGCGGAAGAACAGTTTTCCCCGGTCATTTGGGAATGTGCTTGCGGTGAAGGGCATTTGTCAAAAGTGCTTGAACAGCATGGGTTTGAGGTTATCAGCACAGATTTAATTTACCGTGGTTTTGGTGATCCTGAACCGCTGGACTTCCTGAAAGAATCCCTTGAAGATTTTGAAGGGGATATTATCACAAACCCGCCGTACAAATACGCCCTTGAATTTGTCGAACAGGCATTGAACAGTGTGCAGCCGGGAAGAAAAGTTGCGATGTTCCTGAAACTGCAATTCCTTGAAGGGAAAAGCAGGAAACAGTTCTTCTTACATAACCCGCCGAAAGTGGTTTATGTAAGTTCTTCCCGCCTGATATGTGCAATGAACGGGGAATTTTCAAAGTACCCTTCAAGTGCTGTTGCTTATGCGTGGTTTGTGTGGGAAAAGGGCTTTCAAGGTGATCCAATCATCAAATGGATAAACTGAAAGGGGTATGTATGGAGCAATTACACTTCAAAGTTAAATCCCCCGCTAATTTTGTGAAATTGGCTTGCACCATTCTTTTTGAAAGAAGTGAAAAGCTGATAGAACTTGGATATGTATGGCGGGAAGTTTTCAATGAAACGGACGGGGAACAGCTTTTTCAAAATTTTATGGAAGAACTTTTTCCTGAAGGTTGCACCATTGGAGAAAAGGAACTTATTCAAATAACGAATAAAGCAATCCGATTTTTGGAAACGGACATTTCTTGCCTTGACATTAAGGCGAACCATGATAAGACACGATTTGCTTATTATGTGTATTTTGCCCCAACTCATAAGGTGTTTGAATGCGGATTTGCACAACATGAAGATACAGTTATTAAAATTCTGAAAGATTTCTTTGGAAAGTCTATCGCTGATTATGATACCGAAAAGCTAAAACGATTTATAATCAATTCTTTTGAAATCCGTTCAGATAATACAACAGTATCTTCCATTGCAAAAGATGCTGATTTTATCCAAAGGTCGGTTTATAGAGAAAGTAGAAATTGAAAGGGGTGCAAGATGAACAAAAATAATCCTTATTATAACAATGAAGGGTACGCTGACCCTACTGCATTTTACGGAACAAAGCAGATTGTGAAGGAAGAAGCAGAAACGGAACGGCGAGCAAATGAATTGATAAAAATTTTGAAGTTCATTATTCGTTCATGTGGTTTTGAACTAATTGAACGGGTGAAAATCAAGGACACAAAGACAGGAAAGGAGTTCAGATAATGGAACAGATTCAGAATGCAGTATTGGCAGCGTTTGAAGAATTCAAGAAAGAATTTGGGGAAAACGCAAAACTTGAAGAAGGTGATGAATTTGTCACCGTATTCAATAATTGTACGCTGATTATCAGCATTGAAGATGGAACACTTAGAGAACGGTTTATTGGTGGCAAGCCTTACCGGGTTGATATGTCACTTGCAATTTATGAGGGTGGAGCGAATGAATAATTTTACTACGGTTGAACGCATTGAACAGTTTTCAAACCTGATGAACCCTTATGTTTCGGAAGAATTCAAGGAATGGCTGATTGAAAACAGGTTCTTCACAGCCCCGGCTTCCATTCACCACCACGGGGCTTATTCCGGGGCGTTGTTCGATCATAGCTTTGCAGTAACCAAAGCCCTTCTTTCCTTTACGGAACGGCTTGAACTGAAATGGCAGCTTGAACGCAGCCCCTACATTGTGGGTATGTTTCACGATCTTTGCAAGGTGGACAACTACACTTGCACGAAAAAGCCCGCCCTTTCCCCGTTGCTGGAAGGTGACAGTTGGGAATATAACAATGCAACCCTTCTTCCGGGGCATGGTGATAAATCCGTTATGATGTTGCAGCAGCACATTCAACTTACGGATGAAGAACTTTACTGTATCAGGTGGCACATGGGGGCGTTCGATGATAAAGAGAATTGGAACAGCTACGGGCGGGCAGTAACCAACTTCCCGAATGTGCTTTACACCCACACCGCCGATATGGTAGCCGCCCGGATTTTGGGGGTATGAGTATGAACAACGATGATAAGGAACAGCTTGAATACATAAGGGCATGGGTGCAGCAGAAGAAACAGCGTGAAGCCCATAAGCAGATTGCAAAGCGGAAAATCAAATATCATTTCCGAATGGCGTTTCATTGGCTGGTTGAACTTTTCAAGAAAGGATGGTAAACAGGTATGAATAAAATCTATAACGGAATTATGGGGCTTGTTGTCGGGGATGCGTTGGGCGTTCCCGTGGAATTCAAGGAACGGGATTCCTATGAAGTAACTGATATGATGGGCTTTGGAACTTACAATCAGAAGCCCGGTACATGGTCGGACGATAGTTCAATGACCCTTGCAACCCTTGAAAGTATGGGGCGCATTGGTTCGTTTGATGCCGCTGATATTATGAACAACTTCTATCAGTGGTTACAGAATGATAAATTTACTCCGTGGGGCAAGGTGTTTGATGTGGGCGGTGCTACAAGGCGGGCAATCGTGCGATATGCGAACGGAACTGACCCGGTGAAATGTGGCGGTAAAACCCGCATGGATAACGGCAACGGTGCGTTGATGCGTATTCTTCCCGTGGCTATGCTTGCGGAAGCTGATCCACATGACAAAATGGTGACAGTGAAAAGCATTGCAGGGCTTACCCACAACCACCCAATTTCACATATCGCTTGCTTCATTTATGCGTTCATGGTTGAAAACCTGATGAACAATGTTGATAAGCGTTCAGCCCTTTCCAATGCAATTCAGGTTGTGGGTGGGCTTTATGGTGAAACTGAAACATGGCAGGAATTCCGCTTCCTTGCTGAAATTGATAAGTTTGACCGTGACGAAATCAAAAGTTCGGGCTATGTGGTGGACACGCTGGAAGCTGCTGTTTGGTGTTTCCTGAATTCATGCAGCTATCGGGAATGTGTTTTGCTGGCGGTGAACTTAGGCAGCGACACCGACACAATAGCGGCGGTTGCTGGTGGGCTTGCCGGGATTTATTACGGTTGCGGTGGTGAAAGCGGCATTCCTGATGAATGGATTGCACAGATCCCCCGGAAAGACTGGATCAAGTGGTTATGTGATAAATTTGAAAGTTAATTTTCAAAACTGAAAACATTCAAGTTTTCATTCCAGTTACATTCAAGTTGTAGTTGTGGGAACTGGAATGAAGGAAAACGCTTGCTATACGGGGATTTTCATTCAATTCATTCAACTTCTTCAACTTGTTTTTGAGTTCTTTATAAGTTAGAAAAAAATCAATATCAATTTACAGTGTTTTTCTAAAAATAGAGTAATAAGAAACAACAAGTTGAAGTTGAATAAATTGCCCGGTGCTAATTTGAAAATCCGCATGAATACAGACTTTTTCTTCATTCCACTTTCACATTCAAGTTAGAAAGGCGGTGCTTCTATGAAAGCGAAAGAATATTTGCAGCAGTTGCAACGATTAGATACGATGATAAATCAGAAAATCAAGGAATTAGGTGATTTGCGCCTGATGTCGCAGAGTGTCGGCGGTATTGATTATTCAAAAGAGCGTGTGCAATCCAGCCCTTCTGGGGATGCGCCGTTCGTGAAGCCTGTTTTGCGTATGATTGAGCTTGAACAGGAAATCAACGCAGAGATTGACCGCTTTGTTGATGAAAAGCATGAAATCATCAATCAGATTCAGGCTTTGCAGAACCCGAAACACATTGATATTCTGTATAAGCACTATGTTGAATTCAAACGGCTTGAAATCGTTGCCGTTGAAATGAATTTTACATATCAGTACATTGTTGAATTGCACGGTACAGCGTTGAAGGAATTCCAGCTTACCCATGAAAACCTATTGAATTCCAATGACGAACCCTGATATAATGATAAAGTGAAAAATCAGCGGGAACATAGTTCCTTGCTGATTTTTTCGTTTTTCCGGTGGGGTACTCATAGCCGAATGAAAGGCAGGTCGGTGAACTCCTACCCACCGGGAAAATCTTTTTATGCACATGATTTGTATTATGCACATGATTATGTGTTTTTGAAGGATGATTTCATTGAAATAAACCTGACTGAAAGGGGGTTGCTGCTTATGAACGCAAGGCAGAAAAAGTTTTGTGATGAATACCTGATTGATTGCAACGCTACACAGGCGGCAATTCGGGCAGGATATTCCCCAAAGACGGCTAAAAGCATAGGTAATGAAAACTTGACAAAACCTGACTTGAAAGCCTACATTGATGAACAGCTTGAACTTCTGCATAGCAAAAGAACGGCTGATGCACAGGAAGTTCTTGAATATCTTACTTCCGTAATGCGTGGCGAACACACGGAACAGACCTTGCAGCTTGTCGGTGATGGCGTACAGACCATTACTGATATTGATGTTTCTGCAAAGGAACGCTTGAAAGCTGCTGAACTGATCGGCAAGCGTTACGGTATGTTCAAAGATAATGTTGGAATTGACCTTGAACCCGTGGTTATTGTAAATGACCTGAAAGAATAAGGCGGTGATTGCGTGAAGGTATCATTGCAAGAAACCGTTGGCAGGAACTACGCTGATTTTTGGAACACCCAGAAAAGATACCGTGTGTGCAAAGGAAGCCGTGGTTCAAAGAAAAGTAAAACAACAGCGTTGAACATGATTCACCGCTTGTTTCAGTACCCGCAAAGCAACGGCTTATGCGTTCGCCGTTATTCAAATACCTTGCGTGATTCAGTCTTTTCAGATTTGAAATGGGCTATTCACCGCTTGGGGCTGGATGGGTATTTTGATTGCACCGTTTCCCCGATGCAGATCATACGCCGTTCAACCGGGCAGAAGATTCTTTTTCGTGGGTTGGACGATGGTTTGAAAATCACTTCAATTTCGGTTGATTACGGTGTTCTTTGTTTCGTATGGATTGAAGAAGCCTATGAAATCACGAATGAAGATGATTTCAACAAACTTGATATGTCAATCCGTGGTGAAGTGCCTGACGGGTATTTCAAGCAGATTACATTGACCTTCAACCCGTGGAGTGCTACAAGCTGGCTGAAAGCCCGGTTCTTTGATACACCTGATGAAGATGTGTTTGTAAAAACTACCACATGGCAATGTAATGAATGGCTGGATGAAGCTGACCGCAACATTTTCTTGAAGATGAAGCAGAACAACCCCCGCCGTTATCGCATTGAAGGTGATGGAGAATGGGGCATTGCGGAAGGGCTGATTTATACCAATGTTGTTTGTGAAGATTTCGATATAAACGAGGTTCGCAAAATCAGCGGTATCAAATCGGCGTTCAACCTTGACTTTGGTTTTACTGACCCGAACGCCTTTGTTTGTGAAATGGTGGATAATGCTGCAAAGCGTATTTACATTTTCGATGAATGGTATAAAACAGGCGTAACCAACAAAATCATAGCTGAACAAATCAAGGTTATGGGTTACGGCGGGCAGAAGATTATTTGTGATAGTGCTGAACCGAAATCCATTGCAGAGTTGCAGGAAGAAGGTATTCAAGCAGAACCTTCCCGGAAAGGTAAGGACAGCGTGAACCACGGCATTCAGCTTATACAGAACTATCAGATTGTGGTTCATCCACGATGCACAGAGTTCAAAAAAGAAATTGACAACTACTGTTGGAGCAAGGACAAAGACGGCAAACCAACGGATAAGCCGGATCACGAATTTTCGCACGGTATGGATTCCATGCGGTACGGTGTTTCCAAAATCCTGTTGCCGGATGCGTTCAGTTTCAACTAAAAATAACACATTAGTAACAAGAAGCCTTGAAATCATAGTATTTTGGGGCTTTTGTCTTTATTATGCGATAGAAAGAAGGTGAAAAGGGTGAGCCTGATTGACACATTGGTGGTCAAAGTATCGAACCTGATTTTGCAGGGTGCAGATATGAGCGATAAGCAGTTCTTTGAACGGGAAATCCAAAAGTGGAAGAACAGCCCGCAGCGTATCATGCAAATCAAAGGGCATTTGTACTATGACAATGAACACGATATTTTGCACCGAAAGCGAATGATGATCGGTGAGGGCGGCGAACTGCAAGAGGTTGACAACCTACCCAACAACCGCCTGATTGATAATCAGTATGCAAAGTTGGTGAACCAAAAAGCAAACTACCTTTTAGGTCAGCCCTTTGCTATTGAAGGTGAAAATCAGCAGTATGTTGAACTTTTGAAAAAAGTGTTCAACAAGCGTTTTATGAAAACCCTGAAAGCAGCAGGAAAGGCAATGCTGAACAATGGTATCTGCTGGTTGTACCCTTATTACACCGAAACGGGCGAATTTTCCTTCCGAATGTTCCCCGGCTATGAAGTGCTTCCCTTTTGGAAGGACACGGAACACACTATTCTTGAAGCGGCTGTCCGCTTGTATTTGGTGGTTGGGTATCAGGGTACAACGCCCGTGTTGATTGAAAAGGTTGAAATCTACGATTTGAACGGTGTTCACCGTTTCATTTTGGACGGTTCAACCCTTATTCCTGATTTACAGGGCGTTGATGATAACACTTCCCCGTACACTACAACCACGAGTGAGGACGGGAACACCCTTCCCCTGAATTGGGCGAAAGTTCCCCTGATTCCGCTGAAATACAATGAATGTGAAATTCCGCTTTTGAAAAAGGTGAAAACCCTTCAAGACGGTATCAATGTTATGCTGTCCGATTTTGAAAACAATATGCAAGAGGACGCACGGAACACCATTCTGGTTCTGAAGAACTATGATGGTGAAAATCTTGGTGAGTTCCGCCACAACCTTTCCACCTATGGAGCCGTGAAGGTTCGTGAAGATGGCGGGGTTGAAACCCTTCAGGTTGAAATCAATGCAGAGAACTACAAGGGCATTTTGGAACTTTTGAAGAAGTCCTTGATTGAAAATGCCCGTGGTTACGATGCCAAGGATGATCGTTTGAGTGGCAACCCCAATCAAATGAACATTCAATCCATGTATTCTGACATTGACCTTGACGCAAACGGCATGGAAACCGAGTTCCAAGCGGCCTTTGAAGAACTGTTGTGGTTCATCAATCAGGATTTCAGCAACAGGGGCTTGGGCGATTATGAAGGCGCTGAACTTCAGATCGTGTTCAACCGTGACATTCTGATCAATGAAACGGAATCCATTGAAAACTGTGCCAAGTCCGTTGGTATTCTGTCCACGGAAACCATTGTGGAACAGCACCCGTGGGTGACGGATGTTGAAGTGGAGCTGGCCCGGTTGCGTAAGGAAAAGGATGAAGCAATGGAACAAGCGCAGGAATACGCCGGGGCCTTCCAGACCGGCAACCAGAACAAAGGTGACAATGGCGAGGGTGAATAACCCCCGCCGTTTCACAATATATGCCGGGGCAGACCTTGAGTGTGGCGGGGTGCTATTACTCCTACCCGCCAAAGGGTGAAATTCCCTTCCCCGGCCCATCATGGCCCGTTAGTCAAGCGGTTAAGACACCGCCCTTTCACGGCGGTAACGCCGGTTCGATCCCGGCACGGGCTACCATGCCTCCCTGTTGGACTTGGCTGAAAATGCTTGCGGGGGCCTTCAGCCCTGATGGGGAAGTCTTATTTGCTGAAGTGGATGGAATAGGCAGACACGGCGGATTCAAAATCCGTTGCCGCAAGGCGTGTGGGTTCAAATCCCACCTTCAGCACCATTTTTCAGGATTGGAGGAACCGCCCATGAGAAATGCGGACTATTGGCGTGGACGGTTTTCCATCTTGGAGGACAGCGCCCACCGAGAAGCCCAGCGAACCATTCAGGACATGGAAGAACTGTATTTGGATGCCCAGCGTTCGGTTCAGAAGGAAATTGAAAGCTGGTATGCCCGTTTTGCGGTGAACAACCAAATCAGCCTGACCGATGCCCGGAAATGGCTAACCGCTGGACAGCTTGAAGAATTTCATTGGAGCGTTGAACAGTATATCAAGATCGGTGAACAGGCCGGGTTGGATGCGGCATGGCTGAAGAAGCTGGAAAATGCGTCCGCCCGGTTCCACATTTCCCGCCTTGAAGCTGTTCAGACAGGTATTCAGCAACAGCTTGAATTGCTGTATGGCAATCAGGTTGATAGTCTGGATGCCCTGTTGAAGAAAGTTGTGGGCAATGGCTACACCCACACGGCCTTTGAGGTTCAGAAGGGCGTTGGCCTTGGTTGGGATATTACCGGGCTGGATCAGAAGAAACTTGAAACCTTGCTTTCAAAGCCTTGGACAACGGACGGGCGAACCTTTAGTGACCGTATTTGGTTCAAGAAACAAGAATTGGTTGACAGCCTTCAAAAAGAATTGGTTCAGGGCCTTCTTCGTGGTGACAGCCCCCAAAAAATCACGGATGCCATTCAGAAGAAGTTCAAAGTTTCCCGGTATCAGGCCGCACGACTTGTAAATACGGAAACAAGCTATTTTAACGCCCTTGCCGCAAAAGAAACCTATAAGGAATTGGGCGTGAAGAATGTAGAGATTTTGGAAACGCTGGATTCCATCACCTGTGCGTTTTGTGCAAGTATGGATCGAAAAGTGGTTCCTATGTCAGAATTTCAACCGGGTGTTACCGTCCCCCCGTTTCATCCACATTGCCGAGGAACTACGGTTCCCGCCATTGATGAAAAATATATGGGTGAAAGAGCCGCAAGGGATCAGGATGGAAAAGTTTACTATGTCCCCGGTAATATGAGTTATTCCGAATGGAAGAAAACTTTTGTGGGCAACGGTTCCAAAGATGGGTTGACCCTTGCAACCATCGGGAGTATAATTAAAAATACAGTTTCGATGGTAAAAAGCGAGGGTTCCAATGTGCAGACGGTAGGCCGCATTGATATAGAAAAATACCGTTGCATTACGGACGAGATCGCCACCGATGAAGTGATTATCACCCCGGAACGGATTCAGCATATTGAAGAACGCCACCCCGGAGATTACGAACAGTTCGTTAAGTATGTTGCGGATATTCTGGAAAACCCGGATTACATCTTGGAAGCAAACAAGCCTAATACCGGTGTGATTCTGAAAGAAATTGAAGAAAATGGTGAAAAGTTCAAAGTGATTCTACGGGTAAAGGTAGAGAGTGACCCCGCTGAATATCGAAACTCCATCTTGTCCTTCTGGCAAATTGGTGAAACCACATGGAAGAAGAATGTGAAGAACAAGAAAATCCTTTACAAGCGGGAATAATACTGCTATACTTTAGATAGGATAAGAACGGGCTTTGAGGTGGAAAAAGCGTTCCCATACGCCACACGCCTTTTGGTAGTGGGCAAAAGAGATGCCGGGAGTGACGCTCCGGCCAAAGTCCAATCTTCAAGGGAACAGGTGAAAACCTGTTCCCTTCTTCTATGCCCCGAAAAATATTGAAAAAACCTCTTGACTTTTTGACAGTCATAACTGTATAATTAAGACAGTCAAAAGTGAGGTGATAAGATGTCCCCAAGAACAGGCAGACCAACAGACAATCCAAAACCGTATAAATTGACAGTTCGTGTGGATGAAGCAAGCAAGCAAATATTAGATGCCTACACTGAACAAGAAAAAGTAACTCAAATGGAAGCGATACGGCGAGGGATTAAGAAGTTGGAAGCCGATATAAAGAAATAACCGCAACCTGCCGCCGTAGGAAGTGAACAGGTCACGGTTATCCACCATCACCCGGAGGTTTTGGTAAATCCATTCTATCAAACCTCTTGGTGAAAATCAAGGAGGTTTAACATGGAAAAATTGATCAAGAGCATTGAAGGCGTACACCCCGGCAAGTATGACCTTCGCAGGAATGAACTGGATGAACTCTATGACGCATATCATCACGACACCTTCAAGCTGATTGCCGTGGTGTTCAAGCTGGGCTTTGCCCGTGGACAGAAGGCGGTGAAGAAGGCATGAATGAACTTCAGGTATTCACCAACCCCGAATTTGGACAGGTACGAACCGTGACCATTGAGGAAGAACCGTGGTTCGTGGGTAAGGATGTAGCGGTTGCCTTGGGATATTCCAATACCAAAGATGCCCTTCACCGTCATGTTGACCCGGAAGATAAAGGGGGGTCGCAAATCACGACCCCCTCCGGTGAACAGACCATGACCATCATCAACGAATCCGGTTTGTATGCCCTGATCTTCGGAAGCAAGCTGGAAAGCGCCAAACGCTTCAAACATTGGGTGACGCATGAGGTTCTTCCCGCAATCCGTAAAACCGGAAGTTATTCCATCATCCCGAAAGCAAGAGCATTGACCACAGACGATTACATGAAAGCGGCACAGTTGGCCGCTACTTGTCGGAATGAACGGCTTCCCTATGTGCTTGGATTTCTGGAACAGGCCGGGTTTAATATCCCGGAAGTGACCGCCACGCCCCAGGCCTTGGATGGGCCTGTGGATTGCACGGAGATTCAAAGACTGATGGATGAACGGGGCATTTCCGTAACGGAACTTTCTAAGCTGACGAACATTTGCAAAGCGTCTTTGAGTTATTACAAACGGGGCATTTACAAGCCGAACCGTGAACGCTATCGCATTATCATTGACGCATTAACTTAATTGATGATTTGACCACCCCGGCCTTCTGGCCGGTGGTGGTTTTTTCATACCATTTTCGCCGTTTCCCGGTGGTGGGCGGTAAACAGAACCGGAAAAATCGTGGTTCCTAACCCACGGTAAAAAAGGATTTTGGAGGTAACAACAATGACTAAAGAAAAGCTGTTGGAATGGGGCCTGACTGAAGAACAGGCCACAAAGGTTATGGAGGGCTTGAACGGTTCCTTTGTCACCAAGGCCCGGTTCAATGAGGTCAACACCGAACTGACCACCGCCAAGAACACCATCAAAGAGCGTGACACCCAGCTTGAAACGCTGAAGAAGGCTTCTGGTGACACCAAGGCCCTTCAGGATCAGATCACACAGCTTCAGGCCGATAACAAGAAGAAGGACACGGATCACGCCGCTGAACTGAAGAATCTGAAAATCAGCAATGCGGTTGAACTGGCCCTGACCGGCGCAAAGGCCAAGAACAACACCGCTGTTAAGGCGCTGTTGGTTGACTTCATCAGCAAGGCTGAATTGGCGGAGGATGGAACCGTCAAGGGCCTTGATGATGAAGTCAAGAAGTTGGTGGAAGGCAAGGACACGGCTTTTCTTTTTGAGAAGTCCACCGGCACCAAGTTCAAGGGGGCCAAATCCGCTGAAAAGGGTGATGGCGCTGAAGGCGGCATGACCCTTGAAAAGCTGAAGGCCATGAACCCCTTGGATCGCTACAACTATTCCGTCAACCATCCTGACGAATACAAAGAACTTTATGGAGGTAATGAGTAATGGCAAACACTTGCTACGATAACTTTTTCCTGTCCAACGAAATTGAAGATCAGTACCAGAGCCACCTTGATCTTCAGCAGTTTTGCACCGTGGACAACAACCTGACCGGCGTTGCTGGCATGGTTCGCAAGATTCACAAGTACAAGGCCACCGATGGCACCGAGAAGCTGACCATGGGCAACGGCAACACCAAGACCATTGAAGCCGGTTACACCGAGAAGGAATACCGGATTCAGATGGCCCAGAACCGCTTCCAGTATTATGACGAGGAAGCCATGACCGATCCCATGGTGATCACCACCGGCACCCGTCACGCTGGTACGGATATGTTCAACACCGTCAATGCTGACATTTTCAGCGCCTTCAACGAGGCCACCATGACCATCGTGACCACCGCCCTTGGCTTTGATGCCTTTGTGGATGGTGCGGCCATGCTGAATCTGGAAAACCTTGAAGGTGTGACCATCTTCGGCTTCGTCAACCCCGCTGATATGGCGAAACTTCGCAAGGCCCTGAAGGACGATCTGAAGTATGTGGAAGCATACGCCAAGCAGGGCTATGTTGGCACCGTGGGCGGTATCAACATCTACACCAAGAAGAACGCCGAAACCGGCAAGGTGGTCATTGCCACCAAGGAAGCTGTTACCCTGTTCAACAAGAAGGGTACGGAAGTGGAGCAGGAGCGTGAAGGCAACATCCGCCGCAACACGGTTTACTCCCGCAAGTATTACCTTGCGGCCATGACCAATGAAGCCAAGGCGGTGAAGATCATCACCGGTTCCGCCGCTGTCACCGCTGACATCACGGTTTCCAGCGACAAGACCTATTACGCCGCTTCCGGTATCGGCTATGTGAAGGTCACACCCGCTTCCAGTGACAACCCCAAGACCAAGGGTTGGTACGAAATCACGGCGGCGTAAGAAAGGCGGTGAACCCCGTTGCGTGATAAAGCGGTTGCAATGCTAACGGCCCTTGGCGTGGCGGGGGCCGCTGATGATCCGTTGTTGGATATGGTTTTGACCAATGTTCAATGGAGGATCAAAAACCTTTCCAACCTTTCCGAAATCCCGGAGGGGTTGGAAAGTCTGGCCGTTTCTATGGCCGTGGGCGAATACCTGAACATGAAGAAGTGTTCTGGACAGCTTGAAGGGTTTGATTTGGATGCGGCGGTGAAATCCATTCAGGAAGGTGACACCAACATTACCTTTGCCCTTGGTGAAGGTAGTTCAACCCCTGAACAGAGGTTGAACAGCCTGATTGATTATCTGATCAACGGGCGCATTGGTGAAATCTATCGTTATAGGCGGTTGGTATGGTGAATAAGGCCGTGCGAACCGCCTTGGAACGGTTGTGGAAGGATCGGTGTTCTATCTTCATCCGTGAGGAAGTCACCGATCCTGTCACCCACCTGACGGATTCTGAAGAAAAGCCGCTTCTTCAGGATCAGCCGTGCAAGCTGTCTTTTGAAACATTAACTTCAACCAATGGGGATGAAGTGGCAACCGCCCAACAGGTGGTGAAGCTGTTCCTTTCCCCGGATGTGAAGGTTCCCGCAGGTTGCAAAATCGTTGTAACCCGGCCAAATGATGTGGAACGAACCTTCACCTATTCCCGTTCCGGTGAACCGGGTGTTTTCTCCAACCATCAAGAAATCATGCTTGAACCCTTCAGGGGGTGGGCCTGATGGCAAGATGGGGCCGGTGTGATTACCGGGAATTGAAGAAGCTGGATGAACGCCTTCAACAGCTTTCGGAAGTTGACATGGATCGGCTTTGCCGGGATGCCGCCAAGAAGATTGCCCAAATCCTTCTGAATAAGGTGAAGAAAAGAACCCCCGTTGGTGTGGTTCCGCCGTATGCCACGGATGAAGCCAAGGAAGAATATTGGCCCGGTTATCGTGGCGGTTCCTTGCGTGACGCTTGGACGATTCTTCCCATTGAAAAACATGGGGATCAGTACACCGTGACCGTTATCAACAATTTGGAATATGCGTCCTATGTGGAATACGGCCACCGGCAAACGCCGGGGCGCTATGTTCCCGCCTTGGGTAAGACCCTGAAGGCAAGTTGGGTTCCGGGCAAACTGATGCTGACCATTTCCGAACAGGAAGTAAAGGCTTTGGTTCCGTCCATTCTGAATGATATGTTGTATGACGCTTTGAAGGGGGTGTTCAGTTGATCAATGAAATCATCAAAGGTGTTTCCATGAAGCTGAACGCCACCTTTGGAGCCGGGTACAAAATCTATCAGAATGATGTGGAACAGGGCTTCAAGGAACCCTGTTTTTTCATTGCTGTCCTGAAGCCTGACATTTCCCCGTTGCAGAAGAACCGATTCATGAACCGGAACCCGCTGGATGTTCACTATTTCCCAACCAGCGGGAGAAACAACGCTGAATTGTTCACTATGGCCGGGGATTTGATGGAATGTTTGGAGTTCATCACCCTTCCCAATGGGGATGTGCTTCACGGAACTTCCATGAGTTATGAAGTGCAAGACGGGGTTCTTCACTTCTTCGTGAACTACAATTTGACACTTCGCAGAGAAACCGAGGAAACCGCAATGGAAACCTTGGAAACTACTGTGGAGCCAAAGAAAGGGTGATTGAATGGCTACCAGAAAGAAAGCCGCCACCGCACAGGAACCGACCATCACGGCCCCGGTGGTATTCCCCAAAGAACGGGTGTTGACCTTCAGGCGTTACGCTGACCGGCGTGATCTTCTGTCTGTCCTTTTGGAAGATGGGAAGGAATACACCTTCGATCAGATTGATGGGCTGATCAATGACTTTATGAAAGGTAAGGTGAAATAATATGGCCCTTGGCGGCGGCACCTTCTTGGTGCAGAACAAGGTTCTGCCCGGTGCATATATCAACTTCATTTCTGTGGCGCAGGCAAGCGCCACCCTTTCTGACCGTGGCATTGTCACCATCCCCCTTGCTATGAATTGGGGGCCTGAAGGCAAGATTTTCACGGTGGAACAGGCTGACTTTATCAAGAACAGTCAGAAAATTTTCGGCTATGCGTACACGGCGGATGAACTGAAGCCTATGCGTGAAATCTTCCTTCACGCCAAAACCGTTCATTTCTTCCGCCTTGGCACCAGCGGCGTGAAGGCGGCTAACACCTACGCAACGGCCAAATACCCCGGCACCCGTGGTAATGATCTTCGTACCGTTATCACGGCGAATGAAAACACCACAGAACAGAAGCCGCTGTTCGATGTGGAAACCTTCTTGGGAACCGTTCAGGTTGATCTTCAGGAAGCTGTGGCCGCTATCACCGATCTGAAGGCCAATGCCTATGTGGATTGGAAGTCCAGCGGAACTCTTTCCCTGACCGCTTCCTTGCCCCTGACGGGCGGCACCAATGGCACCGTGGCCGATTCCGACTATCAGACCTATCTTGATCAGGCGGAAGCGTACACTTTCAATGCTATGGGTTGCACCGAGAGCAAGGCCACCATCACCGCCCTGTTTGCGGCTTTCGCAAAGCGTATGCGTGATGATGTGGGCAAGAAGTTTCAGGTGGTTCTTTTCCGCAAGCTGGCCGACTATGAAGGCGTTGTGAGCGTCAAGAACGGCCTGACTTCCGACAAGACTTCCACCGCCCTGATCCCTTGGGTTACGGGTGTGATCGGCGGCACGGCGGTCAATAAGAGCGCCACCAACATGACCTATGATGGTGAATACGATGTGGACACCGATTTCACGCAGACCCAGCTTGAAAACGGGATCAGGGAAGGTTCCTTCATGTTCCATCGTGTGGATGAAGCGGTGTGTGTCCTGACTGACATTAACAGCTTCATTTCCATCACGGATGAAAAGTCCAGCGATTTTTCCAGCAACCAGACGATCCGAGTTTTGGATCAGATCGCCAATGATATTGCCGTTCTGTTCGGCAAGAAGTATCTTGGCAAGGTTCCCAATGATGCCGCTGGCCGGATTTCCCTTTGGAACGATATTGTGAAGCACCACACGGAACTTCAGGATATTCGGGCCATTGAGAACTTCAGCGGCGAAAATGTGACGGTTGAAAAGGGCGATACCAAGAAATCCGTGGTGGTTACTGATTATGTGACCCCCGTGAACGCTATGGAACAGCTTTATATGACCGTCTATGTTCAGTAAGGAGGTACAACCATCATGGCAGATAGAACCATCATGAACGCCAAGGATGCTGTTTCCGCTTCCTTGGCTGAATGTTTCGTGACCATCGGGGATAACCGTTACAACTTCATGCAGGCTATCAACCTTGAAGCCAACTTTGAGAAGAACAAAACGGAAGTTCCCATTTTGGGCAAGACCGGCAAGGGCAATAAGGCCACCGGCTGGAAGGGTACGGGTTCCGCCACCTTCCACTATAACACTTCCATCTTCCGTGAGCTGATGAAGCGTTATAAGGACACCGGCGAGGATGTCTATTTTGACATTCAGGTGACAAATGAAGATCCCACTTCTTCTGTGGGCCGTCAGACCGTGATCCTGAAGGATTGCAATATGGACGGCGGCTTGCTTGCCAAGTTTGACGCTGATGCGGAATACTTGGATGAAGATATGGACTTCACCTTTGAAGATTTCGAGATGCCCGAAACCTTCAGCCTTTTGGCCGGTATGCAGTAAGCAGAGCGCCCCGGCCTTACTTCGGTAGGGGCCGGGGCCTTTTTTCGTATCAAAATATAGGAGGAAAAAACAATGAGCCTGTCCGCTTTTTTGGCTGAAAACGCCGTTCCCGTTGAGAACATCAAGTTTGTTGCTTCCAAACGCTTCTTGGGTGAGGATGGCAACCCCATTCCTTGGGAGATCAAGACCATCACCGGCACCGAAGATGAAGCCCTTCGGAAGTCCTCTGCCAAGCGTGTTCCGGTTCCCGGCAAGAAGAACCAGTATCAGAAGGAAACCGACTATGATCTTTACCTTGGCAAGCTGGCCGTGGCTTGTACTGTGTTCCCCAATCTGAATGATAAGGAACTTCAGGACAGCTACAAGGTCATGGGCGCTGATGCCCTTCTGAAAACCATGCTGACCCCCGGCGAATATGCCGAATACCTGACCAAGATTCAGGAAGTGTGTGGTTTTGATACCACCATGCAGGATGAGGTTGATGAAGCAAAAAACTAATCTGTGAAGGTGATGGTGAAGCGAACATTGCTTACTATTGCCTTCACGAACTTCATTTGACACCTTCCGCCTTTTATGCTTTGCCCCGCCGTGAACGGGCTTTCATCATTGCGGCCATTGATGTTCGGGTGGAAGCTGAAAAGAAGAAGCAGAAGGAAATTGAACGAAAACAGCGCCGGGGCCGCCACCATTAAGGCCCCGGCTTCTATTCTCCAAGAAAGGTGGTGATCCCTGTGGGAAACATCCGGGCCGCTATTGCCCTTTATGATGGTGTTACCAGCCCCCTTCAGAGTATGCACAAGGCAATGGGGGTTGTGCTGAACACCTTTGAAGCCATGCAACAGGCTTCCGGTAGAGCCGTTGACACGGCGGCAATCCGGGAAGCCCGTGAAGAATGGGCGAGAGCGGGAACCGCCTTTGATACCATTGAAGAAAATATCAGGAACGCCAACAACGAACAGCAGAATTTCAACAATTCCATCCGTGGGGGTAGCAATTCCGCCAACGGGCTTCTGTCCATCATCAAGAAAGTTGCCATTGCCGCTGGTGGTATCGCCGGGATCAATAAGGTGCTGAACATTTCGGATGAATTGGCAAGCACCAAAGCCCGATTGAATTTGCTTGTGGATGATGGCGGTTCCGTTGAAGCCTTGGAACAGAAGATCATGGCTTCCGCCCAGCGTTCCCGATCCGCTTATTTTGACACCGCTTCCGCCGTTGCGAAACTTGGCCTGAACGCCGGTAACGCCTTCGGTGGCAATATGGATCAGGTCATTGCCTTCATGGAACAGGTGAACAAACAGTTTGTTATTGGCGGTGCTACGGCCCAAGAGCAGAGCAACGCCATGATCCAGCTTACACAGGCAATGGCGGCGGGTGCGCTTCGTGGTGAAGAACTGAACTCTATTCTGGACGGTGCGCCGGGTATCGCAAGAGCCATTGAAAAGTATATGGGGATTGCGGAAGGTTCCATTAAGACGGTTGCACAGGAAGGCAAGGTAACGGCTGAAGTGGTGAAGAACGCCATGTTTGCTATGGCGGACGAAACCAACGCAAAGTTCGATTCCATGCCCAAGACTTGGGCGCAGATTTGGGTTGATATGAAGAATCAGGCCCTTTCTATGTTTGCCCCGATCCTGACCAAAATCAACCAAATTGGAAACAGCACCAAGTTCCAGAAAGTGACCACCGGCCTGATCAATGGCCTTGCCGCTGTTGCGAATGTGGCTTCTTCGGCGCTGGATATTCTGATTGCCATTGCTTCTGTGTTCGTGGATAATTGGGGGATCATTCAGCCCCTTGTTTTGGGGATTGCGGCGGCAATGCTGTTGTATAACGGCTATCTGATTGCCAACAATGCAATCACCGCTATCAGCAATGCGCAGAAGGGCCTTGCGGCGGTTCAGGCGTACAAAGCCGCCGTTGCAAACACTACCCTTGCCGCTACCGAGAAGGCGGAAGCAATGGCAAAGGCAAGCGCCACAGCCGCCCAATACGGCTTCAATGCCGCTTTGCTGGCCTGTCCGCTGACTTGGATTCTGTTGATCATCATTGCCGTGATTGCGGCCATTTATATGATTGTGGCGGCAATCAATAAGCTGACCGGTTCCACCATTTCCGCAACTGGAATTATCTGTGGTGTGGTAGCCGTGGCCGGTGCATTTGTGCTGAACTGTGCCATTGGCGTTTTGAACGCTATCATTCAGGCCATTTGGACAATCTTTGTGGCCCCGTTCCTTGGAATCGTGGAATGGATTCTGAATGTGTGCAACGGCGGCTTCAACAGCTTTGGTGATGCCGTGGCAAACCTGATTGGTCAAATCATCGGGTGGTTCCTGAACCTTGGTAAAGTTGTAACCACCATCATTGATGCTATTTTTGGAACTGACTGGACTTCTGGCCTTGAAAGCCTTCAAAGTGCGGTTACTTCTTGGGGCAAAAATGAAAACGCAATCACCTTGGACAAAAACGCCCCCACCATCGACTATCGGGCCACCTATTCCGGGGCTTGGGATGCCGGGTATGACTTCGGCCAAGGGATTGATGATAAGATTGGCGGAATGTTTGATGCTTCCGGTTTGGATTCTATGGGGGCTTTCGATTTGAGCAACACCCTTGATGGAATCTATGGAAACACCGGTGACACCGCCGCCAACACAGCGGCCACCGCTGATGCCTTGGATATTGCTGAAGAAGATTTGGCCTATCTTCGTGACATTGCGGAGCGTGAAGCAATCAACCGGTTCACTACCGCTGAAATCAAGGTTGAACAGCACAATGAAAACCACATTTCCAAAGATGCTGATTTGGATGGGATCATGGATGCTTGGGCCAATGACTTTGCTGAAAAGCTGGAAGTTTCTGAAGAAGGGGTGCATGAGTAATGGCGTATAAACTGTATATGGCGGGAACGCTTATGCCCATCACCCCTTCCAAGGTGACGGTGAAGATCAATAACCAGAACAAGACCATGACCTTGATCAACGGGGAAGAAATCAACATTCTGAAGGCCGCTGGCCTTTCGGATGTGTCCTTTGAATTGGTTCTTCCCCAAGTGTCCTATCCCTTCAGCAACGGTGGAGCGCAAAGCGCCGCCTATTACCTGTCCTTGTTTGAACGGCTGAAGGTGAGCAAGACCCCGTTCCAATTCATTCTGAACCGGCAGAAGCCCGGTGGCGGGATGTTCCATTACACCAATTTGACCGTTGGCCTTGAAACCTATGAAATCACCGATGATGCCGGTGAAGGCTTTGATGTGAAGGTGAAGATCAGCCTGAAACAGTACAGAGCCTATGGCACCAAGACCGTGACCGTGCAACCGGCCAAGACTTCCGGGGGAACCGCCACCGCAACGGTTAAGGCGGCACCCCGGCCCACCACAACGGCCCCGAAAGCCGCCACCTATACGGTGAAATCCGGTGATTGCCTTTGGAACATTGCCAAAAAGCAGTTGGGCAACGGGGCCGATTACACGAAAATCTATAATCTGAACAAGGACAAAATCAAGAACCCGAACCTGATCTATCCCGGTCAGGTTCTTACTTTGCCTTCCTGAAAGGGGTGATTCCGTTTGGCAGTTGAATTGTTCATCCAGCATAACAGCACCATTCAATTCCCTGTTGTCGAGGAAGGCGCACGGCTGACCTTGGAACGCAAGGGAACCCCCGGCAAGTTGGAGTTCACCGTTGTCAAGGGGCCGGGGCTGAACTTTGCTGAAGGTGATCCGGTGAAGCTGACTGTGAACGGAACCGCCATGTTCTATGGGTTTGTGTTCAAGAAAAAGCGTGACAAGGGCGGCACCATTGATGTTGTGGCCTATGATCAGTTGCGTTATTTGAAGAATAAGGACACCATCACGGAAGAAGGGCTGAAGGCTTCTGACCTTCTGAAGCGCATTGCAACAGATTTCCGGTTGAACCTTGGCACGGTGGAAGATACCGGTTATACCCTTGAAACCATCGTGGAAGAAAACCAAACCCTGTTTGATATGATCCAGAGCGCCCTTGATGAAACCCTGATGAATACCAAACAGCTTTATGTTCTATATGACGATGCCGGGAAGCTGACCCTGAAGAACATCAATACCATGAAGCTGAACCTTCTGATTGATGAAGAAACCGGGGAAAACTTCAGCTATGAATCCAGTATTGATGAACAGACCTATAACAAGATCAAGCTGGCCTATAACGATGAAAAAACCGGTAAGCGAGAATTGTTCATTGCACAGGACGGGGCGAAAATGAACCAATGGGGTGTTCTTCAGTATTTTGAAGAAGTTCAGACCAAAACGGGCGCTTCCGCCAAGGCGGATGCCCTGTTGAAGCTGTACGATCAGAAAACCCGCAAGCTGACCATTCAGAACGCTTTCGGTGATGTGCGGGTTCGTGCTGGAAGCGCCGTGGTGGTGGCCCTGAACCTTGGCGATATTGTCACCAACAATTACATGGTGGTGAACAAAGTCACCCATACCTTCAGGGGTGATGAACACATGATGGAACTTGACCTGATCGGGGGTGAATTTATTGCCTAATCCTGTTGAAGTGGTAAAACGGGCGGCGGTGGAAGCTGTGGAAGCCGGGAAACCGGTGAACATCCTGTTTGGAACTGTCCTTTCCGCTTCACCCTTGAAAATTCAGGTGGATCAGAAATCCATCTACACTTCCAAAATGCTGATCCTGACCCGGAATGTGACTGATTTTGAAGTTGATATGACGGTGAACCACAGCACCGAGGACAAAGGCGGTGGTTCCGGTGCGGCGGCGTATGAAGCCCACAAACACGCCTATGTTGGCAAGAAAACCTTCAAGGTTCACAATGCTTTGAAGGCCGGTGAAAAGGTGCTTCTGATCCGGGTTCAGCAAGGAAAGAAATTCGTGGTTATTGACCGAGTAAAGGGGGCTTGATGATGATTCCGCAAGTGCAGGATGATATTAAACAGGATTTCACCATTGAAACCCTTCCAAGCCGTACTTTCAGGATGAACCACAACAACCTGACCATCATCGGCACCATTGATGAAATCCAAGCTGTGGAACAGGCGGTTTTTCTGATCCTGAACACAGAACGCTATGAATGGTTGATCCATTCTTGGGATTATGGGGTTGAACTTCATAATCTGATCGGGAAAGATGTGGAATACTGTATTCCCGAAATTGAACGCCGGGTTCGTGAAGCCTTGCTTCAGGATGATAGGATCACGGCGGTTCAGAACTTTGAATTTACGGTGAACAAAAAGAAAGTGCTGACTACCTTCACGGTGGTCAGCATTTTTGGCGAAATCAATGCAGAATTGGGGGTTGAAATCTGATGTATGAAGCACAGACCTATGAAGCAATCCTTTCCCGGATGCTTCAGAAGGCGCTTTCTATCAATGGCAATTTGGACACCCGTGAAGGTTCGTTGGTTTGGTGCGGTGATGCCCCCGCCGCCGTGGAATTGCAGAACCTTTATATTGCCCTTGATACGGTGCTGAATGAAACCTTTGCAGACACCGCAACCCGCCCTTATCTCATTTTGAGGGCGGCAGAAAGGGGGCTGAAACCGCAACCGGCAAGCCCCGCCGTGTTGCAGTTGAGCATTACACCAACCACCTTGCACCTTCCCATGAACACCCGCTTTTCCATTGGAGAACTGAACTATTATGTTTCGGCTGACCGTGGAAGTGGTAAGTATGAAATCACCTGTGAAACCGCTGGTGAAGCCGGTAATGACTACACCGGAACAGTGATTCCCATTGAGTATGTGGACGGGCTTGAAACCTGTTCCATTTCCGCCGTGGTGATCCCCGGTGAGGATGAAGAAGATACCGAGGTTTTCAGACAGCGTTACATGGATAGCCTGAACGCCCAAGCCTTCGGCGGCAACCGTGCGGATTATCTGGAAAAGGTGAACGCCATTCCCGGCGTGGGCGGTGTGAAGGTATATCGGGTTTGGAACAGCGATTTGAACCCGGCCAAGCTGATCCCGCCCACGGGAACCGACACTTGGATCAGCGGCCTTTCCGGTGTGTCCGAGGAAATCAAGGCGTGGTTGGATGCCGTGTATGCGGCGGGAGCCAATAGCAAGCTGACCGTGGGCGGAACCGTGAAGCTGGTGATCATCAACAGTTCCTTCAAGAAGCCTTCTGAAGCCCTTGTGGATCAGGTGCAGACCGCAGTTGACCCCCTTCAGAACGCCGGTGAAGGTGTGGGCATTGCCCCCATCGGCCATGTGGTGAGGGTTGAAGGCGTGGGTGAAGATACCATCAACCTTTCCTTCGATCTGTACTATCAGCGGGAATGGAGTTGGGATGATGTTTCCGCCTATGTCACGGAAGCAATCAACGGTTACTTCTTGGAACTGGCCCAAAGTTGGGCAGACCAGAATGAAGCCCTTGTGGTTCGTATCAGTCAGGTGGAAAGCCGCCTGTTGGGAATCACCGGTATTCTGGATATTGCCAACACCAAGATCAACGGTGAAGCGGCGAACTGTACCCTGACCCTTGACCACATCCCGGTTTTGGGAACCATTGAGCCGGGAACCATCTTGATCAGCGGATAAGGGGGCCGGGAGCATGGAACGCAAACTGATTGATTATCTTCCCTATGTCATTCGTGATTATGCGGAGTTTCAGGGGATCATGGGGAGCGAACAGCCGGAAATTGAAAAGGCGTGGAATACCACGGATGATCTTCTTGATAATCAGTTCATTCCCACCGCTGGAAACATGGGCCTTTCCCGGTGGGAAAAGATTTTGGGGATCACCCCCAAAGGCACGGACAGTCTTGAAGATCGCCGGTTCCGTATTCTGACCCGGATCAATGAAGAACTTCCGTACACCTTGCCCCAGCTTCGGAACATCCTTGAAACGCTGTGCGGGAAGGGTAATTATTCCGCTGATGTGGAAGAAGGCACCTATCAGCTTCTTGTGAAAATCGGGTTGGCCGCAAAGAACAACTTCAATGATGTTGAATCTTTGCTGAACCGGGTTGTTCCCCAAAACATGGTTGTGACCTTGCTTCAGCTTTATAACACCCATGCGGAACTTGGGCGGTTCACCCATGCCCAGCTTGCCGCCTATACCCACAATCAGTTGAGAAACGAGGTTTTGAAGAATGGCGAATAAAACAACCAACTACAAGCTGACTAAACCCCTTGAATCTGAATTTTATGATGTAGGGGTTCAGAATGAAAACATGGATAAGATTGATACCCAAATGAAGGCCAATGCGGATGCCGTTGAAGCCCTTCAGAAAGGTCAATCCGGGAAGGCTGATCTGATGGATGGTAAGGTTCCCGCCGAACAGCTTCCTGACATGAACTATGATGCAAAAGGCACAGCACAAAACAAGGTGAGAGAACACAACCTTGACCAAACCGCCCACCCGTATCTGTTGAACCAGATCGAAACCTGTGTGGAAGCGGCGCAGAACGCACAGGATGCCGCAAATGCGGCCTTGGATGCTGTGTCCGGTATCGTCTATACCATCAATGTTCTTCCTTCGCAGAATGGCACCCTGACCTATAACGGACAGGCCCAAAGCCCTTCTTGGAACGCTTATAACCCCGATGCGCTGACCTTGGGCGGCGTGACTACCGGCACCAATGCGGGAACTTACACGGCCACTTTCACGCCGAAAGGGAAGTATAAGTGGGCAGACGGCACACAGACCGCCAAGGAAGTGACTTGGACGATCAACGCCGCCACCATGACGATCCCCACGCAGAACAACAGCCTTACTTATACCGGTTCGGCCCAAAGCCCCACTTGGAACAACTATGACAGCGGGAAAATGACGCTTGGAGGAACTACCAGCGGCACGAACGCCGGTTCCTACAATGCCACCTTCACGCCGAAAACGAACTACAAGTGGGCTGATGGAAGCACCGGGGCCAAAACGGTTGCTTGGAGCATTGCCAAGGCCGCTGGTAGTTTGTCTTTGAATAAAACTTCCATCAAACTGACCGCCGCAAAGACCACGGACACCATCACCGTGACAAGGGCGGGTGATGGTAAGATTACGGCCACTTCCAGCGCCCCCACGGTGGCTTCTGTGAGTGTTTCCGGTTCGGTGGTAACTGTTACCGCCAAGGCCAAAGGAAAAGCTACAATCACCGTCAGCGTGGCCGCTGGCACCAACCACACGGCCCCGGCCAATAAGACCTGTTCCGTTGAAGTGACATTGCCCACCAAGGTTCTGAACGATAACAGTTGGGCAACCATCCGGGAAGTCAGTTCCGCAGGTTTGGGAGCCAACTATTGGGCCGTTGGTGATGTGAAGGAAATCAAGATCAATGGTAAGGTGGGCAACACCACTTTTTCCAATTTGGCGGTCAATGCTTTCATTTTGGGGTTCAATCACAATTCGGCCCGTGAAGGCGGGAATAAGATCCATTTCCAGATTGGAAAAATTGGGAGTGCCGCCGTTGCCCTGTGTGACAGCAAATACAACACTAATATTTCCGGCACCGGTTATTTCAGTTGGAACACCAGCAACACGAACAGCGGTGGTTGGAACGCTTGCTATAAGCGGAAAACCCTTTATGGCAATGATGGAACCCCCACAAGCCCCTTGGCAAACAGTTTGATGGCGGCGCTTCCGTCTGACCTTCGTGCTGTGATGCAACCCGTGACCAAGTACACCGATAACACGGGCAATGCAAGCAACAGTTCCGGTAATGTTACAACTACTACCGATTACCTGTTCGATCTTTCCGAGTTTGAAGTCTTTGGCACAAGAAGCTATGCCAATCAGTACGAACAGAATTACCAGCTTCAGTATGATTATTACAAAGCTGGTAACACCAAGATTGCAAATAATCACACCGCCGTCACCACGGCGGTTTGGTGGGGCCTTCGTTCCCCTTATTACGGTTACGGCAACTATTTCGTTCTTGTCTGGACGGATGG